GTTGGTACCGATTTATCTGTTACTACGGTGCTAGACACCGTATTGGTGTCCGCACCTTTAGCACTAGTTATTGCACTCATTACCAATATGAAACATAGTAATAAGAACAATAGTCTCATTAGTAACTTGTATAAATTTTTAACAATTCTAAAACTATAGTAGCTGTATCATCATTTGTTACTGAAAGAAATTTAATATCCAATCCACCAGTTGCACCACCTGTTCCAGGCGTCAAAGGATTTAATAATCCTCCAATAGCACTAAAATCTTTTGAATCAGCATAATTGCAAGTTATAGCTTGTGAATTAGAAGTTGCTTTCCATTCTACTAAAAGTGGTTTGGTAACAGCAGAGTTATTAACACTCCACCATACTTTATTAATAGTAAGGTTTGTACAAACATCTCCACTATTAGCTGTTGCTCCAGTTGCCCATCCTTTAGAATTATTTAAATCTGAAGGTACAATTGTATAAGTTTCAGCTGTAGTACTTGCTATTTTAAAATTCATTGTGAAAATAGCTTTTCTAGTTCCATCAAATTGTTTTGTAATTACTTGTGACATAATTTTCTCCTGTTAAGGGTGAGGTCATTACACCTCACCCAGAGTTAATGAATATTACCAAGACTCGTTAGTCAGTAATCTTTTTTGTGCATATTCTGCAATAAACACACTTTTTCCTGCGGTAGCTAATGTACCAGATGGAGTATAAGTAACAATTACACCTGCATCTACTTGGTAATCTGCATCACCAGAAGAAGCACCAGGGTTTTGTTCTACATTAAACCAACTTGTTGATTGAGCTGCAGTAGTAGTCATAACATCACCTGTAGTATCATCTGTAACAGCACCTTTAGTAACTGCTGAAGCAATACTAGCAAATTCATCTACATCAACAGTAGTTCCGATAGACATAACTTCGTTACCTCCACCATTCCATGCTTCTGTTCTATAAGAATAAAGCCTAGTAAAAGTTGATCCATAAGGAACAACTCCAATTAAATGTTGATATTGATCTCCAGCTGTATGACCTGTTCCAATACTAATGTTTCCAACACTTACTGCAGAAACAGTTATTGAATAAACAGCTTTATACAAACCAGTTGTAAAAGAAGTTCCTGCGTTAGGACCTCCTGCTGCTGCAGTAGTTTCACTTAAAGATTGTCCCGCTGCATCAATTCCAGTAACAGTAAATCTTAATGCTGAATCATTTGCTGTGCTTGTAAATTGAATTTTACGAGCCCAAGATGCTCCACCATTTGTATCACTACTTGCAGGATTCCAAGTTCCATTAGAAATTCCAGAACCATTTAAAGTAATGTTGTATTCACCTGTATTAGTTACCATACCAGAAGTAATAGCTCCTACAGTTTTTAATTCTGTAGCATTACCTGCTGTTGGTGATTGCATATACATACTAGCCACATTATTGACCCAGCTTGTATTTGCTATATTAGTTCCTAACGTTGCTCCGCCAGTAGCTAATATGTCGCCCGATTTTACCGGACCCGAAAAAGTCGTAGTACCCATGTTTACCTCCGTGGTGTATAGACCTAATCATGCAGTCTCTACAGAGAAACCAAAGCTATATCTTTCACGAGCTTTGTATCTCATATTTCCTGTATCAAAATCGCCTTCCATAGCAGTTGTAATTGGTGTTCTTACAAAATGCTTAAGACCATTTGGACAATCGGTTTTTAAGAACCAAGCATCAGTATCAGTTAGATAATGGTTAACAGTGTATCCTTGAGGAATATATCCATTAGATCTACTCGCTTTAAATACGTTGATGTCATTATCAGCTGTACCAACTCTACCATCTGAATTCATTAGTCTATCTGCTACAAATTGTAGAGCAGAAGGAATAATTGCCTTCATTGGTTTTAATGCAATTTTCAATCCTCTTTCGTCAATGAAATTTGAAATATCAATAACGCCTTGTTCAAGAGAAGTCTCGTTCAAGTCAGCATCTGTTGCAGATCTGTTAGAGAAGTTTCCACCTGTTAAAGTTGGGTGAGCAGTTGATGCTAATGCAACACCGTCTCCACCAAAATTAGCAGCGTTTGTTGAAAATGCATTGTTAAGGATATTAGCACCCTTAACTTGCTTAGTATTAGCCATAGAACGAGCTAATGCTTTTGTGTATCTAGCACTGACTCTGTCGTAAAGGTTATCCTCTACAGCTTCTTCAGTGATAGCGAAAGCAAGAGCAATAGTTTCGTTAGTGTATCTCGCAGTGAAAGATTCTTGCGCAGTATCATAATTGATTGCTGCACCTTCGTTTTTCACAGGAGCACCAGCGAATCCACCTAACATTACTTCTTCTTCAAAAGCTCTGTCTGAACTTTCTTGGTCGAAGATTTCTGCTGCTTCGTTCTCATAGCGTTTGTATTCAAGGCCAAAGAGAGCATTTAAACCCGGCTCTAATTCTTTGGCTAACTGGGATCTAGAAATAGCCATATATTATATCCCCGCTAAGTTAGTGTAGGCATGATCGTTAATTCTAACAATCAAATCTACGTTTGCTTCACCAGCAGTATTGTCAGGATCTTGAACTATTCCAATAATTCTCAGCTGCTCATCAGAAGCTGTAATACCAGAATGATCTAGTTCCATAGTACTCATACCGTTAGTTGTATTTCCGTTCGCATTTCCCACCATGGGTGCGTTCGCTCCAACCGCTGTTTGGTCAGAGGCACCGTCCGATTGGACGATAAATAGTTGGTCTGGATCATCATAAACTTTAATTTCCGCTGCTACTGAACCTTGAGTTGCAGTTGAAGCTGGCCAGTAGTTTTTCCAAACTGGTTTTCCAGTTGAATCAGTGTAATTTACACCTGCTGCAATCCCTACAATTTTTGCAGAGGTTGATTTTCCGTCTACCGCTTTTTCGATAGTTCCATCAGCAGCTAATTGCACAGCTTGGCCATTAAAGATGTTTGATGCGTAACCAGAAGCAACTTTATAAGTAGTGAATCCGGCTGTTTCATACTTGTTACCAAGCATTTTAACAGGAACGCATCCTCTAGGCGCATCTACATTTGCCATAATTTTACTCCTTTTCTAGAGGCATCAATATTCCGACCAATTCAGAATTATTGAGAACCCCCAAATGTTACTTTTGAGCTCCTATTTTTAGTAATAGGCATGCTCGGGTGCTCGTCTTTTAAAACCTCATTGTCTATAGCTTCTTGTGTCTCTTGAGACTTTCTTTCAAAGTATTCATTCCTTTGTTTAGCAAGTTCAAGAGGAATTTTAGCTAATAACAAACCTCCAACTCCTATAACACCTTTATATTTACCTTCAGCCAACGAAGGATATTTCATTTTATCCTCTGCTGATAGTTCATCTTCCCTGACTAGTTCGTAACCCTCTCTCAACCTTGATGTAATGTTTTTATCATCAGGCATCCCTTGGATTGACTCTCTAAGCCAACGATACTTGAACCCTTCAGGTGGTTCAGGCGCATCTAGTTGTCTCGGCGGGGACCATACCGTTTTACGAGCTTCAATGTCCCTAGTTTCAGCGTGTCGAGTAGTTTTTTTCAATTTTACGTTTTCCATGTTTTACTCCTTCACGAATTTTGCGTATTCATCTAATGGCACACCAAGCTTTTTAGCTATTGCAACTTGTGACGGTGTGAGTTTCACAGTGCGGCGCCCAGGTTTACCTCCAGATCGAGCAGTGTTAGCACCAGCAACAGTCTGAGCGACTCTGTTGTTAGTTTGACTCGAGTTGGAATTCGTTTTCCCTATCTTATCAGGAAAATGGGATGAAAGTCTATTATTAATTTCATTATAATATTCATCTGACTCAGGATTAACTCCTTCATTTACTAATTGAGTATGAATGCCCCAAGTAGCAAAAGTCATTACCTCATCTTTTCCTTCTCCTTGACCGAACCATGGATTAGCTTTAGCCCATGCCTTAGCTTTTTCACTAGGTTGTGGTCGTGGTTGAGGAGTTTGAGCTTGTTGTTTAAATTCAGTAGGAGTTTCTGCAGGAACTTCTGTATTAGGAGTTTCTGTTTTCTTTTTTAAAGCTAAAACTCTTTGTTTTTGAACTGAATTATCCGATAAAGCTGCTTGTATTTCTGCAACCTTTTCAAAATCTTGTTTTTGATGAGCAGCGGCTAAATCTCTTTTTAAATTTAGTTCTGTCATATCAACTTTTTGTGCAACTTCTTCAATATAACTATCATCTAAAGAACTTACTTTTTTCTCTAGTTCATCATTCTTTTTCTTTGCACTTTCGGCAAATTGTAAAGCTGCTTCTTTTTGACGTTCTTCTTCTCTCCATTTTTTTGTTAAATCATTTATTCTTTTTTTAACACTAGAAGAATATTCTTCATGTTCTGAAGATTCTTTTTCTGGTTCTTCTACAGGAGTTTCTTTTGTTGCTTCTTCAACAACATCTTTTAATTCTACATCTACTGAATCTCCTGTATCTTCAATAGGTATTGTTTTTTCTTCGCTTAATGCGGGTTGTGCTTCTGGCATGACTATCTCCTCATGTTAGTTTGTTAGCGGTGATAAGACATCTTCAGGTTTCTTTACAATGCCCATAACTTCGTCATCATTAAGTATCCTTAATTCTCCACCGTCGATTTTAATTCTTGCTCCAGCATATCTGCCAAAGAGTATCCAGTCTTTCTCTTTACACCAGGGTCCTGTAGGAAATTTAATTTCATCTTTGTAACATAAATCTCCCATTTTCATTACTAGTCCAACATTAGTAGTCCATTGACTTTCTTCAACTACTTTATCAGTTAATAAAACTCCGCCTTTAGTTTTTTCTTTAATTTTTAAAGGCATTACAACTAATCTCCAACCACAAGGATCAGGTAGTTTTTCTAATTCTGTTCTAGTATCTTTTTTCTCTTTATTTTTTTCTTCTAAGGCAAAAACTTTTGTAGGGATTACATTAGTTTTATTCATCGTCATCTAGCTCCTGTTTCTTTAGCAGGTTCGTGAGTTCCTGATCTATTTTATTCCAAGCATGAAGTTGACCTAACACATACTTATATGTGGTGATTTCCTTCACATCTCCTGTTATAACTTGAGTTAGCTGCTCTTGTCTAGTCTTTATTTCTTTTCTTAATCTTTCAACAAATGAAAGAAAATAATCAGGCATAATTTTTCCTTATTTTTTTAATTAATTTATCATTAGACAATCCTCCATCACTAAAACGAGGAAAATCTTTTGATATGTTTATTTTTTTAACTTTTAATGGTTTATATTTAATTCCATCTGGTAATGGTCCTCTTAGTGGTGGAGGACCAAATCTTTTTCCTGGTAATTTCATACTTCAACAGAAGCCATTAAATCACTTAAATGTTTTGCTCTGTTGGGGGTCTGTTTATACCATCTCGAGTCGAGCATCTCAATGCTCGCCTCTTTAAATTTTTTCATTTTAACATAATCGAAAGTTTTTTTGAACTTAGATACCCCACCAGGGCCAAGTTGAAAAATCATTTCCGTATAAATTTCCTTTAAAAGTTCAGGCGCATCATAACTTAAATCACACATAAACATATTTTCACATAATAATTGTGCGTGTTCTAAATCAGTTTTAAAAACTTCTTCTAGTTGTTCTTTAGGATATTCTACTCCTTCTTCAAAAGGATCTCCTTCTATTACTTTATGGCCGTAGCCAATAGTAGCGAATCCGAGGGTATCCTTATAAATTTTATTTCGAAAGCCTTCGTTTTGCTTTACTCGATCTGCTAGTGTACTCATATTAACAATTCCATTTCCTTAATGCTTTATTAATCCTTGAATCAGGATCGTTAGCGGTTTTTTGACTGGTTAATCGTGTTTTCATACCTTTCATTCTCGCACAGAATGATTTGCGTCTTTTAGCATCTTTAGACCCTTTTTTCAACTTTGATGGTTTTGTGGTAACTGCTTTCTGTAATTTAGAACCTGGATTATCTTTTTTATAAGAAGCTATACCTGCATCATTTAATCCTCCTGATTCACTTTTTCCTTCTTTTCTTTGCCAAGCAGGACTATGAGGATTTCCTCCATTATTAAAATATCTACTCATTTAAGTGTAAGTTGTTTCTTTTCTTTTTTCCTCCATTACCATGCCACATCCATTAGCGACTCCTTTTGGATTTTTAGAATTTTTTCTTGTTTGAGATAAATCGTTTCCGTTATTAGCTTTAATTTTATTACCGTGTTTTTTAGCCCAACTTTTAGCAACTTCAGGCTCATTAGCATATAGATATGCTCTCTGTTTAGCGGATTTAAAAGGCATTAAGGTTTTTTAGCTGTTTTTGCTGCCCTCTTAAAATTTGCTGCTGTTGGTGCTCCTTTACTTCCAGGAGATCTCATTGTTTCTCCTGAACCTGCTTTTATTCTGTTTCTTTTAGCATGAATATTAGCATAAAGACCGTCTTTAGCTTTTGTAACTTTACCACCAAGATTAAATTTTTTTCTCATAATTACTTTCCTTTTTTAATTAAACCCATTGCACCTTTTCCAGCCTTGATGCCGAAGCTAGCTG